GCCGCTCTGGTGGCTGCCTTTGTGCATCTCTGGAAAACCAATGACGAATTCAAAAGCAATATCATCGCCATCTGGGAGCAAATCAAAAGCACCTTTACTGGATTGACACAGGGCATCACTGACCGGCTAAATGCTCTGGGATTCGACTTTGAGAGTTTCACCGATGTGCTGAAAGCAGCATGGGATGAACTGTGCAATCTGCTGGCTCCTATTTTTGAAGGTGTCTTTCAAAACATCTCCAACATCTTTTCAGAGTTTACTGGCGTTCTTCTGGGGCTGCTGGATGTTCTGATTGGTCTGTTTACTGGTGACTGGGAGCAGTGCTGGGACGGCATCAAGGGGATTTTTACGTCTATTTGGAATTTCATTGTCAACACGTTCCGCAATATCATGAATACCCTGAAAGGTATTGCAGATGTGGTGCTGGGGTGGTTCGGAACAAGCTGGAACGAAGTCTGGACTTCCATCAAAACATTTTTCGTGGATACATGGAACAGCATCGCTTCCTTCTTCACAGGAATCGTTACCGGAATCCGGGACTTTTTCGTCAACACCTGGACGTCCATTTCCAACACCTTCACCACCATTGTCACTGCTATTCAGACGGTGGCAACAACTGTATTTACAGCGATTCGGGATTTCTTCACCACCATTTTTACAGCGATCTACAACTTTTTCAGCACGATTTTCAATGCCATTTACAACGTGGTTTCTACGGTTTTTCAGGCAATTCATAATGTCATTACGACCGTTTGGAATGCCATTTACACCACCTTAGAACCGCTGATCACGGCATTTGGTTATCTGTTTCAAACGATTTTTGAAGCCATCCAAATCATTGTGGGCAGAGTGATGGACTGGATCTCGGAGAAGATCAGTGCCATTTGGAATGCAATCGTGGCATTTTTAACGCCGATTTTAGAAGGTATCCGAACGACATTTGAAACCATCTGGAATGCCATCTCTACTACAATTTCCACGGTCTTGACAACAATTCAAGATGTGGTGACTACGATTTGGAATGCTGTGTCTGGTTTCATTTCGTCTGTTTTGTCTGCGATCTGGAATGTGGTTTCTTCCATCTGGAACAGCATCTCCGGCACGATTTCCAGTGTGATGAATGCCATTTTTTCTGTGGTATCCTCCATCTGGAATCAGATCAGTTCAGCGGTTTCCAATGTTCTGAACGCCATCCAATCGGTGGTATCTAACATCTGGAACAGCATCAAGAGTACGATTTCCAACGTGATGCAGAGCATTTCTTCTACGGTGTCCAGCATCTGGGACAACATTCGTTCTGCGGTTTCCGACAAAATCAGCGGCATCAAATCCACCATTCAGAATGGGTTTGATGCCGCTGTGGGATATATCAAGGGACTGGCTTCCGATGCTTGGAACTGGGGACGGGATATCATTCAGGGAATCATTGACGGCATTCAGAGTGCCATTGGCTGGCTGTCGGACTGCGTTACGGACGTTGCTGATACCATTCGGGATTTCCTGCACTTCTCTGTTCCGGACAAAGGACCGCTGACAGACTACGAAAGTTGGATGCCGGACTTTATGAAAGGGCTGGCAAGTGGCATCGACAAGAGCAAAAAGTATGTGGAGAAAGCCGTAGGCGGTGTGGCGAAAGCCATGCAGCTGACTATGGATTCTGATTTGAATTACAGCTTGCATGGAATCTCCGGAGCGATGCTGTCCGGCAGTTCCGGTGGCACAGTGAACAATTATTACAACACAGACAATCGGAAAACGGTGAATCAGACGAATCAATCGCCGAAGGCATTGTCACGGTTGGAGATTTATCGGTTGACGAGGAATGCACTGAATATTTAAAAAGGAGCGATTTGAGTCGCTCCTTTTTCTCGGTAAATCAGAATTTACAGTGCAGAACTGTTTATCCCGTCAAAAGCAAATTCTTTCGATTCATCATCATAAATAAATATCAATTCTAATCCCAAATAATCGTCTGGATATCCAAGATCAGTTCCAAGCAGTGCTGTTTCAATCGAAAGAATATCATCTTCAAATGATACTGACCTAATATACCACTCACCTGTAAGCACCGATCGTTTCGGGAACATTCCCTCTTCATCATTACACAGATCATCATTGTTGATATAATCCCGTATTTCATCTTCAGAAATCTGCAATAAAGTTCTTTGGCTATTTTCAAATAAGGTCTTTGAAACCGAGGATGTGAAAAAATACTGCGGTTCTAATTGATTTTCATAGTTAGAAAACAGGTTATCCGGATTTGGTTTGGATAAACGTATCATTTTTAAATTCATAAGCCACAACTCCTCTAAATTCCGATTTTGCGTAGCGAACCTACGTCTCTGTTGTTTCCATTATACATCATCAAACCCAAAATGTAAAGGGGGTGCAGCCCATGTTTTTCACACTTATCCTCGAAAACCAATCCAGCGAACAAATAAATTTAACCACCACCGCCAACCAATACATGACCTCAAAAATAGACGGACTCAACCCTCCGGCTGGAACAATCAGCACCTCTACCTATGCAGGCATGAACGGCAGCTACCTTAACAATGCTTTCATTGAAAAACGAAACGTAGTCATTTCCTTTGCCATGCGTGGCATTGGCATCGAGAAACGGCGGCATCGCCTGTATCGTGTGGTCAAGCCTTCCCGATACATCAAGATCTGGTACAAGACGGCGAACATCGATGTCTATGCCGAAGGGTATGTAGAAACCTGCGAGGTGTCAAATTTCGAGCAGCAGATCAGTGGGCAGATCTCTATTCTCTGTCCGGACATTTACTGGTACAGCCGGGATATTTTCTATGCCTACTACAGCGGCGTGATCGGAGCATTTCACTTTCCTTTTCCGGAGGGCGATGCTCCGTTTCCTTTGGGTGTGTATTCCAACAGCAATCTGTTTTCCATTACCAATGATGGCGATGAAACTGGATTCACACTGCGAATCGAGGCACTGCCCAGCGACATTCCGCAGGAAGTGGTGGCAGTGACTCCGACCATCTACAACGAAAACGGCGAGTATCTGCAAATCAAAGGCGATATTCTGACCGGCGATGTCATTACGGTTACCACGAAAACCGGAAACAAGACCGTCACGCTGACACGTAATGGCGTGGACAGCAATATCCTGAACCGGCTGGTTTCCGGTTCGACTTGGCTGACCTTGAAGGAAGGCACGAATATCTTTCGGGTCGAGGCAGTCCGTGGCGTGAAAAAGCTGCGTGTGACTTTGATGCATCGCAATTCTTACCTGGGGGTATAGCTATGCAGTTGGAAATTTACAGCTTGACGGCTCTGAAAGACCAGATTTCTGTGTCACTGGAAGCCATCTGCGACAGCTATTCTTCACTCTTATGGGACATTGAGTTCTACCAGTGCGGCTGTTTTGAGGTGTATATCGCCGCCAGTCCGCAGAACGTGAAAACTTTTCAGCGTGGCAGAATCGTGGCAAGGAGCGATGATGCACAGCACTTCGGCGTTATTGAGTCTTTGCAATTGGAGACCGATGCCGAAAAGGGCGATTACCTGACGGTCACCGGGCGGTTTCTTGCCTGCCTGCTGGAACGAAGAATCATCTATCCCACCATCACTGCAAACGGCAGCTATGAGGACATCGTCCGCAAGGTGCTGTCCCGCAATGTCATCTCTGCCGGAATCCGCAATCTGCCCGGTTTTTCCATGGGTACGGTTTCCGGTGACTGCTGGCAGAAAACCGCACGAATGCAGGTCAGCTATGACAACATTCTGGAATGGCTGTACAGCCTTTGTGAAACCATCGGCGGTTCGGCAAATGTGCGGCTGGATGGAAACGCACTGAAATGCGACCTGTTTTCCGGAACAGACCGCAGTTTGTTGCAGGACGACAATCCTCATATCGTATTCTCTGATGCGTACAACAATCTGCTGTCGTTTTCCTATGCAGCAGACGATGCGGTGCAGAAAAACTTTGCCTATGTGCTGGGCTGCGGTGAGGGCAGTGCCAGAAAGCGCACGACCTTCTGTTCTGGTGCAGAGCCGACCTATCTTGACCGATATGAGGTTTATGTAGACGAACGAAACACGGCACAGGAAGAAGATGTGACGGATGCGGAATATCTGGAAATTTTGAAAAGCAGCGGTGCAGAACATCTGGTGCAGCCAAAAACGGCATCGGAATCTGCTATCGCTGCTTTTTCCACCCAGTATCAGTACAACAAGGATTACTTTGTGGGCGACTATGTGACTGTGGAACAGAGAAGATTCGGCTTGATTCAACCTCGAATCCAGCTGATCGGCATGGTGGAGAGTTTCGACCAGAACGGCAGAAGTCTGACCCCGACATTTAAAGAGATGGAGTGATATTCATATGTCTTTTTCCTATGGATTTTTTAACGCACAAAACCTTGACCGGGTGTATACCGCAGAGGATTTCACGGCATATCTGTCCAGCCTGATTTGTAATGGGATTCTGGATACTTACCGGCAGTGTTTTGCACCAACAGTCAAAAATTTGTCCGTTACATTCGGCACAGGCAAGGCGTGGATCGATGGGCATTATTTTATCAGTGATACCCTGCATACCATCGACCTTTCTTCCTATGTAGATGAATCTCTGAATCGTTATGTAGCAATCGGGATCTATTGTGATCGTTCTACTCGTACCTGTGGGATTCGTATTCTGGCAGGTACAGCAGCCACCAGTCCAAACATTCCCGCCTTTACCAACAACAATGTGACGACTTATCTGACTTTAGCAGTTGTAAGACTGCGTGCCGGAACGACAAGTATTCTGGATTCCGATCTGACAGACTGCCGTGCAGATGAGAGCAAATGCGGTTACTGCAAGTGCATCCTTGGCAAGTGTAGAGTGACGGAGATGCTTGCCGAAATGGCAAAGACAAATGCCACACTGGACGAACTGCAAAAGCGGCTGGATGCGATGAACAGTCAGATTTCCGAACTGCAGACCAAGGTAGATGACTTAATCGGCGGTGATATTCTAAAAAGCGGACAGTGCGGTGAAAATATCTACTACGTTCTCT